CTGTTCGCGGATCGAGTTGCCGGACACGGCGCTACACCCTGGTGAGCTGTGCGCGCATCTCCGAGCCGTCGCCCACGGCCCGGGTGCTACGCACCTGATAGATCACGCCATCGATCTCGACCGTGTCGCGCGGAGCCAGCCCTTTGAGGACCGAGGCCGGGTACGACATCTGGTGGTCGGTGGTCGAGGCCAGTCCGTCGAACACGGTGTCGTCCGGCGCAGTGAAGCCGACCGGGTGCGTCTGCGACGGCGAGCCATCGGCAGGCTGCCACCGGCAATCGCGCAGCAGGCCTGCGTTCAAAGCGGCGGCATAGACCTGTTCGACGAGGCCCATCACGCGATCTCCAGCTTCACCAGCAGCTGCGGTCGGTGGCACAGCGGTAGCGGGTTGGCCTGCGTGTGCAAATCGGTGCCCCGGTCGAACTTGCGGGGCTCCTGCTTCGCGTACAGCGGCAGCGCCATCGTGTTGGCCGTCTCGTTGAAGTCGGCAGGTGCGTAGTACGTGGCGAAGGTGTCCATCGTGCCGAGCGGGAAGGCGTGCCCCTCGTTCTCCTCGACAAAGCGGCGCACGGTGCCACCGGGCGCAGTCGCGCGACCGCGATGCTCCTCGAAGGTGATGCCGCAGAAGGTGAAGCCGGAGCGCATATCCGTGCGCAGCGCCTGACCGTCCTGCCAGCGCTCGTAGGCCGCGATGACATCGTCGTGCGTCGTGAGCGCTTCGAAGAAGTCCTTGCCGACCAGGACGTGGACGCCGGTCATCCGCTCACCCTGCAGGTTGTCCTCGACGTAACGCAGGAGCTCACGGCAGGCTTTGCCGACATCGAAAGCGCTGTCGTGCGCAGCGATGTCCCACGCGAAGGTCTGCGGGGTGATGCCAAACTCGTCATACAGGTTGTAGATCACGCTGCCGTCAGCATCGAGGATCAGCCCCTTGAGCGCGCCAAAGCGCAGGTGCTCCAGGGTGATCGCGTGCTTGTTGCGCATCGTCTGCAGGTGCTGCGCCATCACGCCCGCCACCGTCTGCAGTTCCGTCTCCGAGCCGAAGGCGCGGATGCCCTGAACCTCCTCGGGCAGCACCACGTCATCGTGTGGAATGTGCGGAATGTGGAACGAGCGCACGTTGCGCTGGCCGCGCACACCGACGGTGCCGGGCGAGCCCACAGGCATCGTCGGCAGCAAGGTCAGCACGTTGTTTTGCTTCTCGACGATGATCGAGCGGAAGCGCTGCGGGCGGTCGACGAACAGCCCCATCTGGGCCAGACGGTCGTAGTTGTTGGGCAGGATGTTGATGGCGGCGGTCAGCGCCGACATCGAAAACGCTGGGTTCTCGAAGATGTTCTGCATGGTCAGACTCCTTGACGGACGAGGACGCCCAGCGCCTTGAGCTGGGCAATGGCCGACGCCTTCTCGGCAGCGGTGATGGCTTCGGGCCACTGCAGTGCGTGGTCGGAAACGATGGCGTGACGCGCGACGACGAGGCCGTTGTCACGGTCGGCCAGCGTGGCGTCGCAGGTCTGCAGCAGCACGCCTGCGGCGACCTGCGAGCCGTCCTCAGCGGACGGGTCGATCTGCTTGTACTTGCCACTGGCGGTCACGATGCCGAGCACCGTACCCAGCGGTAGGTTCTGGCCTGCGGCCACGGTGACGCGGTCACGCGAGTACAGGTTGGGCGCTTCAAACTTGAGCAGGTCGCCCAGGTTCATGGCCTCGGTAAAGACGGTCGGCATTTCAGATCTCCTTCTTCAGTGCGGACGACTGCGCCGCAAGGTTCCGGGCGGCTTCGAGCAGTGGATTGGCGGGTGTGGGGCGAGAGGCGTCGGGCGCGATGCGGCTGACGATCTCGGGGCTGGCTTCGGCCTTGGCCGAGAGCAGTTGGCTGCGCACCGTGGCAGGTGCGGTGTTGGCCTCCAGAAAGCCCGCGATCAGGTCGGCGCGGCCAGCAAGCTGGCAGGTCTGCGCGATCTCGACGGCATCGGCGACGCTCAACGTGGCGGCGGGCGATTGAGGAGGACTGCCAGCAGGATCAGCAAGAGGCCGATCAAGAGCAGCGGGGTCGGTTCGATCATTCATCAATGACTCCTTGGGGTGGTTGCTGAAAAAGCCCGCCCGCGCGGCCACGGCCACCGGAGTCGGGTTGGGGGAAAGGGATGCGAGCAGTTGCGCGAGCGCGTCGTCGAAAGTGCCGACGGCGTCGGCAAGGCCCATGGCGACGGCCGCCTGCCCGAAGAACAGTCCGGCCTCGGTGTCGCGCACGGCGGAGGTCTCAATGCCCCGGTGACGAGCCACCGTCTCGACGAACAGGCCGTAGATGCGATTGACCTCAGCTTTCAGAAAGGCGTGGGCTTCGCTGGAGATCGGCTCGTGCGGGTTGAGATCGTTTTTGCGGTCGCCCGCGAACACGGCGGTGTAGTGAACGCCGTCCTGCGCATCCTTCTCGGACTGGTCGACGTGCATCGCAATCACGCCAATCGAGCCGACACCGCCGGTGCGCGAGACGAAAACCCGGCTGGCGGCGGACGCCAGCGCGTAGGCGGCTGAGAAGGCCATGTCATTGGCCACGGCCCAGACCGGCTTGATCTGGCTCGCCGCGCGGATGCGGTCGGCCAGATCGAACACACCACCCGACTCGCTACCCGGCGAATCGATGTCGAGCAGGATGGCCGACACCTCCGGATTGCCGATGGCGGCATCCAGTTGCGCGGCGAGCCCCGCGTAACTGGTCAGCCCCGACTCGGCCTCCAGCCCCACGGTGCGGCGCACCAGCGTGCCGTGGATGGGGATGACGGCCACACCGGGCGGCGACCCGGACATCGCACGTGTCGGCGGCGTGTAGCCAGGGGCAGCGGCCAGATCGGAAAGGCCGACCCGGGGGCCGAGCACGGCCAGGATCACGTCAAGTTTCGGGCGATGGATGGCCAGCGGCACGCCAAAGAGGCGCGCCGCCAGATGCGGCAGCAAGGTCATGGGAAGTCCTTCAGGCAGTCGAATTGCTGCCGGATGCGTCGGCGGCGTTGCGGTTGGGTTCCGCGCTGCCGCCGTCCTTCGACGTGTAGCGAGCGTCGGAATCGAAAATCAGGCCGAGGTCGTCGGCGCGCTGGTTATCGGCGGCGATCTCTCGGTCGACGTCTTCTGCGTCGTAGCCGAAGGCCGAGATGGCTTCCGAGCGCGACATCAAGCCAGCGCGGATCGCCAGCAACATCGCCTTGAATTCCTTCTCGGGATCGACCCACTGCCAGCCCTGGGGAATCCACTTCACCGCGAGGTACTGGCGACGACGGGCTGGCCCGCCTCGAGCGAAGCCCGGGGCATCCAGGGCCCCGGCGAGCACCGCCTGCTTCATCCAGGCCGCCCAAACTGGACGGCACATCTGATGCACCAGCACCCCGTGCTGCACCATCTCGCAGCGACGCCGGAACTCCAGCATCCCGGCGCGGATGGACGAGTAGTTCACGCCGGTCAGATCGCCGGTCAACTGCTCGTAGGTGATACCAATGGCGGCGGCAACCGCGCGGAACTGGGTGCGCAGGAATTCGGAGTACGAACCGCCAACATCAGCCGGATCGGAGAACTTGATGTCCTCGCCCGGCTCCAGGATCTGCAGCGTGCCCGGCTCCAGTCCGGCAAGCGCAATCCCGTCGGCGTCCGCTGCACCTTCGCCCATCAGGTTGTCCTCTGGGTTGGCGCGCGTGACGAAACCCGCGAACATCGCGGCGGTCTTCTTGCGCACCAGCTCAGCGTCGTCGTACTGGTCGAGCTCGTTGAGCTTGACCAGGGCCCGCGACAGCCACGGCTCGCCCCGGATCTGGCCCGGGCGCAGCACGCGGAACAGATGAATGACTTCCTTGGCGTCGATGCGCACCGTGTCCATCCCGCCCTGGCCCGACATCGGGACCAAACGCCCGTCCTCCGGGTGCGAGCGGTACAAGTGGTAGGCAACGCGCCGCCCAAGGTTGTCGAACTCGATGCCGGAGCGCACGACGTTGCCGGACGGCAGATCGGTGTTCAGGTTGATGGGCAGGTGCTCGGGCTCCAGCAACTGGAGCTGCAGGGGCACCGACAGGCCATCCTCCGGACGGCGTGGCCGCAGTCGGATCAGGCATTCGCCACCTTCGAGCATCGCCCGACACGCCAGGGCCTGCAGGCCATAGAAGTCGGTCTGTCCGGCCGCGTCGGCTTCCTCGACCCAATCGCGCCACAGTGCCTGCACCTCGGCCTTGAACCGTTCGTCGCCAGACAGGCTTTGCGGCTTGATGCCGGTGCCGACCGCATTGGCTACGAAGGCTTCGATACCGGCCTGCGCCCAGGCATTGCGCCGAACGAGGTCCCGGCTCTTACCGCGCAGTTCGGCGTTGGTCGCCAGCATCGCGGCGACCGCACCCGGATTGCCGGGCATCCAAGCCAGCGAGCGACGGCCACGACCTGCGGCTTCGTGTACCGGCGAGGCACCGAACAACCGGCGCACGGTTTGGGAGAACCAAGCCATCTCAGAACCCCTTGCGCGTGGTGACGCGGATCTGGCGTGGCGCACCGGGCAGCAGCCCGGTCTCAGCCGCCTGCTGAAGCAGGCCCCGCCTGACTTCGCGGATGGCGGCCATCAATTCGTCGACAGAGCGGTACTCGACCGTCTTGTCGGCAAAGGTCACCCGCCGTTCGCCCTTGGCGAGTGCGGATTCCAGGGCCTGAAGCTGGGTTTCTGTGTAGGCCATCAGCGGTACACCACGAGATTGATTTCGGAGGAGTCGTCGAACGACGTTGCTGTCGTCGCGCAGGAGATGTCGACGTACTGGGCCGTTTTCAGGTCGGAGCTGGCGCGAACGACAGCCACACGCTGCTGGCCGCTGTTGCTGCTGCTGCGTGCGAGCGCCGTCCAGCAGTAGTTCGCATCCGGCATCGCCAGCGCAAAATGCACGCGGTAGCGGCCCGCCGCTGTACGCACGACGCTGGCCACGTTGTGCGCGCTGCCGATCACGATCTGACCGCCCACGTAGCCAAAGCTCACCCACACCCGAGCAAGTCCAGGGTGCGTG